AAGGGTAAAAACTTCTATGTCCATCGCCTTGTTGCAGAAGCATTCCTTGACAAAGTTGATGGTAAAACCTGTGTCAATCATATCGATGGGGACAAAACCAATAACTGCGTCTCTAACCTTGAGTGGACTACTCACTCTGAGAACATGTATCACGCCAATGCGACTGGCCTACAAACTGGCTCTGAAAAGCAAAAGGCTGCGGCACGTGAGAACGGCAAGGTGATGCGTAAGCTAACCATTGAGCAAGTCTCTGAGGTAAAGGACATGTATGCAAATGGCATGTTTCAGCGTGAGATTGCAGATCATTTTGGGATGAGCCAATCGCAGATTTCTTCTGTTCTTCTTGGCAAAGTATATAAGGAGGCTGCGTAATGGCGTCTAAAGCAAGAGGCCTTGCCGATCTTGGCAACGCATTTAACGATGGTGCTTTGAGCAACCGCAACCTGATCATCAATGGCGCTATGCAGGTGGCACAACGTGGGACGAGTGAGACTGGGATTACTGGAGAAAAGTATTCTGTATTGGATCGCTTTAGGTTGGCCTTTGGAACACTTGGAACATGGACAGGTTCTCAAGACAGTAGTGCGCCAGATGACTTTTCTTCATCACTAAAAATCCTTTGCACTGTCGCTGATGCCTCCCCTGCTTCTGGTGACTATGCTGTTCTTCAAGCCCGAATAGAGGCTCAAGACCTACAGAAGTTATCTTATGGAGCTTCATCTGCAAAGACGATGACCTTATCTTTTTGGGTTAAGTCCAATAAAACAGGGACAGCTAGCCTAGATGTAATTCAACACGACAATGGCTATAAATCTATCTACCCAAGCTATACGATTAACTCGGCGGACACTTGGGAATATAAGACAGTGCAGATAGCAGCCGACACAGCGGGTGTAATAAATAATGATAGCGGAATAGGTATTGAAATTAGTTGGTGGCTTAACTCTGGAAGTTCCTTGACAGGGGGAAGCCATACGGCATCTTGGGGGACGCAGGTATCCGCCAACAGAAATGCGTCCAACTTAGGGGTTGGTGGCGCAGTTAATGACTACTTTGCCATCACAGGCGTCCAACTCGAAGTAGGCGACACAGCCACCCCGTTTGAGCATCGTTCGTATGGTCAGGAGTTGGCGCTGTGTCAGCGGTATTACTATAGGCGCTCATCAAATTCCACGGATGATGGGATAATGAATATGAATGCTTACAGTATAAACGCTTGCTATGGTGTATTGCCATTGCCTGTAATGATGAGAAGTTCTCCTACATTATCTTACAATGAAGCGGGTTCTAGCTTTAGATACTACGGCAACAATAGTGCGCAATACATTTCGACTGCTGGTTTAAGTATTGCTAATGCATCGCCCAACAGCGTTGAAATGTTAGCAGTGCCTAGCACAAGCGCATCTCAAGGGTCAGGTGGGTGGCTACGTTTCCAACACGCTTCTCAATGGATAGCATACGATGCGGAGTTATAAGGCATGGAACAAATGACAATCACATCAGCCCAATACCTGACAGACCCAATGTCAGGCAACAACACCTCCATCCGTGCCACCATCGACGGGCAGGAGTTGTTCGTCCCACTGGACCTAGCCAACCGTCATTACAGCGCCATTATGAAAGCTGTAGAGGACGGAGAGCTGGTAATCCAAGAGGCAGACCCAACATGACAACAGCGGCAAAACTAATGCCTTTCTCACAGGCAGAGTTAAATGAGTTGTTCGAATACAGGAATGGTAGCCTGTATTGGAGGGCAAAGCCGTGCAAGCATATGTCGGTTGGTTCTGAAGCTGGCAGCTTGAATAAAAATGGCTACAAATACGTCAGTATCAGAGGGTCAAAATATCTTTTGCATCGTGTGATTTTTAAAATGCACACTGGTCTTGAGCCTAGTCATGTAGACCATATCGACCGCAACCCGTTAAACAATACCATCGAAAACTTGCGTGCTTCTACCTTTGCTGAAAATGCTTGGAACATGAATATGCCCAAGACAAACACTAGCGGTGTTATGGGTGTCCACTGGGATAAGCGCAGAGAGAAGTGGATGGCCTATATGCGACAGAATGGAAAAAGAAAACATCTTGGTCATTACGATGACTTCGACATAGCCGTTTCCGCCAGAAAGAACGCTGAGATTATGCGGCAGGTGGAGGCTGGTGAGTTGGTAATTGCAGAAGCGGAGTAAGCTAGATGGACGCCCTCTCTCTTATTTTGCAGTACGTAGTACTTCCAATTGGCGCATTTGTATGGATGCTTCATAATAAAATTAATAAACAGACTACAGACATTGAGGTTATCAAGGCTCAGGTTGCTGCAACAAAAGAGTCACATGACAGAGAGATTAAAGAAATCAGATCAATGTTCCAGCGTGTGTTTGAGAAACTAGACAAAATTGAAGAGAATTTAAGAAAATAATACTTGACAAACTATTTTTTGTCATGTACTATAATACATCAGAGGTTCTTAATATATGAATGTAACTATTGATGATATCAGACAGGCGGCTGAATCTGACCTAGTTACGTTCATTAGACTTGTGGCACCTGACCAAGTACTAGGGCAATGCCATGAGGATGTCTGTAACTGGTGGACAAGACATGACGCAAAGTCTCACCAACTACTACTGTTCCCTAGGGATCATGGCAAGTCTAGGCTGATTGCTTACAGGGTTGCTTGGGAGCTTACTAAAGACCCTACTATCCGTATTCTGTACATTTCAGCTACAGCTAATCTTGCAGAAAAGCAGTTAGGTTTTATTAAAGGTATCCTTACTTCTGAAATCTACAGAAGGTACTGGCCTGAGCATGTCAATGCTGACGAAGGCAAACGTTCTAGGTGGACTAACTCAGAGATAGCCCTAGATCATCCTTTGCGAAAGAGAGAGAATGTTCGTGACCCCTCAGTCTTCACAGGGGGTCTGACCACCTCTCTGACGGGGATGCACTGTGACATTGCAGTTCTTGACGATGTTGTCGTATACGAGAACGCATACACAGGAGAGGGCAGGCAGAAGGTTAAGAGTCAATACTCCCTTCTGTCTTCAATCGAAGGTGCTGACGCAAGGGAATGGATCGTAGGCACTAGGTATCATCCGGCTGACTTGTACAATGATCTGTTGCAAATGACAGAAGACTTGTATGATGCACAGGGTAGTAAGACTGGTGAAGAGAACATCTACGAGATTTTTGAGAAGCCTGTTGAAGACCTAGGTGATGGCACAGGTGAGTTCCTCTGGCCTAGAGCACAGAGAAAAGACGGTAAGTGGTTTGGATTTGACATAAAGATTTTGGCTAAGAAGAGAGGCCAGTATCTTGATAAGGGGCAGTTCAGAGCACAGTACTACAACGATCCGTCAGACCCAGATAACGTACCAGTCACAAGAGACAAGTTCCAGTACTACGACAGAAAGTTTGTCAAACTAGACAATGGTCAGTGGTTCTTTAAAGATAATAAACTAAACGTATACGCTGCGGTTGACTTTGCATTTAGCTTGAACAAGAAGGCAGACTACACAGCCATTGTTGTCATAGGCATTGATGCCGACAATAGTATCTACGTCTTGGATATTGATAGATTTAAGACTGACAGGATTTCTGATTACTTTCAGCACATCCTAGACCTTTCAACTAAGTGGTCCTTTAGAAAGCTGAGAGCAGAAACGACAGTTGCCCAGATGGCAATCGTCAAGCAGCTTAAAGAACTAATTAAAGAACACGGCCTAGCGATTAGTATTGACGAGTTCAGACCTAATAAAAGCCAAGGCAATAAGCAAGAAAGAATATCCGCTGTCTTAGAACCTAGGTATGACAACCTAGCTATCTGGCACTACAGAGGCGGTAACACTCACTACCTAGAAGAAGAGTTGTCAATGCGTAATCCTCCACATGATGACGTTATCGACGCACTAGCTTCTGTTGTTGACATGGCGGTAAAACCATCCCGTGTCGTCAGAAGACAGAAAGACAACGTAGTACAGTTTAATAAACGATTCGGAGGGGTTAGCTTCTAATGGCTGG